TGTCAAGCCAAGTCTTTTAGCTATAGACACTTGAGACTGCTTTAGTACGATCCGTTTGGAAGATGTACTTCGGGATGCCGGGGCAACCACTGTGGCGGGTTTGTTCTCTGCACGACCAGGCTTGCCGCCCCTGTCCGTAGATTGTTCGTCCCAATATTCTGGGAACCGGCGGCGCATTGTTGTGTCAACGTCCGCCCAATAATCATCTGAGCCTACATAAGCATCACCTTTCTGCCGAACTAACTTTTGGTGAAACCCTAGGGCCGCCGCAGTCATTTCTTCATCAGACCCGTACCAAGTATTGCGCTCTTGCCACGCCATCGTCTTGGAGTCTAGTTGAGGCTTAACAGCTTCAGTTAATGTACTATTTACACTATTTTCCTCCTCTTGTCTAGGAGGTTGGTAGCTTTCAATTTGCTGCCTTCTAAAGTTTGCATCAGAAAGTTTAGTTTGAGCATCAACAATAGAGTCCGTATCACCTGCTTCATACGCATCTTTATAGGCTCGTTTAGCCATTTCAGTTTCGTACTCAACAGATTTTTTAGCTGTATTTAAATAGGCTTCTCGACCTCTTTTAGCGTCTTCTCGGAGTTTTTTGTTTTCCTCCATAGCTTTTTTAGCCATTTCAACAGCTTGTTGGTTCTCACGTAAAGCGGACTCTTTAGCGCGGCGCTCGTCATGCCACACTTTTTTCATCTGCTTTAAACGTTCTTTTACCCCGTCAGAGTAAGTTTCTAATTCATCGTTCTCTAAGCTTTTAACTATGTCTTCAGGCATTGGAGACCGATTTCGGTCTGCTTCGGGGGTATCATCTTCAACGCTAAGTTCTACTTCTTCACCTTCAATTTCAAAGTCAAGTTCTTCTTGTTGTACTTCCTTGTCTTCAGCGACTGCCATATTCCTCTCCTTTACATACGAGACACGCCACGGGGATCTTCAACAAGCCCCTCGACGGTGTCGTCATTAATGATCCTGAATTCACGACCATGAATTTTTAAACGTGACCCAGAGTGTGGTCGAACGAGAACAAAATCTCCTTCTTTACACCAAGGCCCACTTGGGAAACGGTCTTTGTCTTTGTAACAATCCGGCCCCATCTTCATGACAAATAAAACAGTAGTCAGTAACTCTTCGTTGTGCTTCGTAATGTCTGCTTTAACGAGACCACTGTCGTACTCTTTATCTATTTCAGGTATTGCGCACAGAATGCGATATCCAGAGGGATCTGGTAGTTGCTTTGCTTTTTGCTCAGCAGTATCAGGTAGTACTGTAGTTTCTTCTGGGTTATCGGGGTTCGTGCCGATAAGAAGTTCACTCATCGTCGTAGTCCATCCTTTCTGATGTTTCGGTTATTATATTTTTAGCTGTTAAGAGTCCTCTATAGATTCCACACGTATATTGGTATGTTGCGAAATCTTTACATTTTCCTAACGCTAGATCACCTTCTATTATTGTTAATTCTCCATCTACCTTATTTGATAGGTACTCCAGGAGGTCATTACTCACTCATCTTCCTTTCTTAGTTGTGGTTGTGGTTGTGGTTGATTTTGTTGATTCTGTTGCTGTTGTTGCAGTTGTAACTGCTGTTGCGCTCTATCTTCTTGTGAAGCTTCTCTAGCCATGTCAATACCCATACGTAATCCTGCTTCTTTTTGTTTAGCGGATAAATTAGATTTGTCCATAGCAATCTTGGCCCCAGTATTCATTCCAGCAATACGTTCTTGAGATGCAATACGTTCTTTTTCGAGTTCCAAACGATCCATCTTTTCTGACGCATCCAAAGCAATTTTCTGTTGTTTCGTTTGAGCTTCTTGTTGTTTGATCTGCAACTCTTGTTGTTGCATTTGAACAATTGGATCTTTCGCAGCTTGTTGCGCTTTCTGTTGTGCCATTTCTGCTTTGTTTCCTTGTAGAACTTGTTGAGCAGCTGCCGCAGCAAGTCGAGAAATTTTAATTTCCGTGTCTTCATCCATTTCAGCGTTTGGAGCAGGGTATGGAACACCCGCAGCTTTTTCAATCTGTTTGCGATATTCAAAAGCTAAATGATCTTGTATATGCGCGGCTAGCGCTGCACCCATTTGTTTTGCCATAGGACTCTGAGCAACTAGAGCCATTAGTTTCGGATCTTGCATAGCCGACATATGAACCGTAATATGGGACTCATGATCTTGATAAATAAATGCTTTGACCGGCTTTCCTCTAAGGACATCCATATTTTCTGACACTGGATCACGCGGTTCCTGGTCATCGTCCATTGGTACCAGCTTCTGGGCATTCTTAATTCCTAACACTTCAAGCATCTGACGATGTAAGTATGGTAAGTTGTATAGTTGTGGCGCTTGCGATGCCATTTGTAATACTGCTTGATACTGCGTAACCTTCTGCGCCATAGTCGCCGCATTAGGATCTGATACCGGAATAACTTCAACTAAGTCATAGTCCGAACGCTTTATACGTGGTGAACCTTGTATTGGGTCGTAGGAGTACTCATCGGATGTGTAGTCACGGATAATGCCTTTAAGAAGTTTAAACTCTTCTTTCATTGCATAATGAATACGCGCTTGTACTGCGCTCATTACTTTTAGGGTTCTCTCTAGAATAGCTAGTGTCGTCCCTACAGGCGCTTGAGCAGACATATCACTAAGCTTAAGGTCAGCAGCTGATGCAAACCTACGTCCCTCTTCTACAATGTTCCCTAGGAGCGTGTACAGCACTTGGCTAGGCTCCTTGTATGGGAGCGTCATAATGTTATCTTTTATCGTACCGCTAGTTACATCTACGTCTCTAAACTCCGCAGGAGCTATCGGCGTGTCATCTCCCTTAACTCTAAGACCTCTAGTTTTGAAACCACCAGGAAGATTGGAGAGAGTACCAGCGTCAACAAGCTGCCGAATAATACTAGTGCCAGATTTAGCAAAAGCACCGATAAGATGAATAAGGCCAAAGGCGTAAAAGCCAAAGCCTGGAATATACGGGTAGTGAACGAAATGATTTCTCTTTTGTTGGGTATCATCATCTGACCTCCAGTTACGACGGATAGCTAAGATTTCGCTTGTTTGTTTCTCAATAGTTACTACATACGGTAGTGCAATGCCTGTCTCTTTTCCGTCTTCTACATCTTCATAGCCTGGAAGGTCAAGATCAACTTGCATCTCAAGGACTTTGTACCGATCATCGGCAGAAGCTCTAAAGCCCATCTTCTCAGCAATACTCTTCTCAATCTCATCAAACGTATTCTGAGGTTCTGGTAGCTCAATGTCGCGGTAGAACCCTGCGTGCATTAATCGACGCATTTCATTAGGAGTCTTACGCATTACGTGTGTTACACGGGGCGCACTTCTTAAACTAGACACTCCGTAAGGGACTACTACGTCTTCAGACGGCACATACACAGAAACTTGACGTTTAAGTGAAGGATCGTAGTACACCTTCTTAAATGCGTTACCAGAGAGTCCTAAGCCCCATAACATTCTCTCGTGCTCAGGCCGATACTCAGGCATTTTTTCGGTAAGTTGATAATTCATATCAGCTTGTACCCGTTCGGCTGCCGCTTTGTTCTCTTTGGTCTCTTTACCAATGATTTGAGTCTTTACTGGGCCAGCTGCGGGAAAGGTTTCCATCATAGTTTCCGCTTGGAACTTAACCAGCGCTTCAGATAGGAGTGGATGATAAACTCCACAAGCACCGGGCCAAGGTTCCGTACGGTCTTCTACTTTCATACCCAGTAGCTCAAGACCATCTACATAGGTTTGTATCCAATCTTTACGAGATGATAAATCTTCTTCAAAATCACCTAGTAAGTCGCCAGCAATCTCTGTTAATTGCTTCTCACTGAGTTCATCCGCAAGATTAGACGCAAAATCATCATCCTCCATCTCATCTGGGTCAATAACGATCTCCATACCACCTGAAGAAATAGTAACGCTTTCAGGATCTTCAATTTCTATTTCTAGATCAGCTTCTAGGTTTTCCGGCATGGATAATCCGCCCATACCGTCTGTGTCTCCAATACCTACCGGAGCTTGGTTAAGTGATTTATCTATATTCGTAGCCATTTTTTCTATCCTTAATAATATCCTGGTGAGAACCTTCTAAAAGTACGTTCTTGCTCATCTTCGTCCAACGTGGTGCGGAGGTACCCTCCTTTTCTAAAGCGCATTAACGCTAAAGAGAGCGAGTCAACATAATCATCATGTTCTCCCGCTGGAAATGATGCAACTTCATCAATTACTTCTTCTGCCCAGTGCGTAGGTGGTGCCCATACTCTACCAGACGCAAACATATCAGACACCGCGTTTAGTCTAGTGATCTTATCGTTCCCCTTGACAGGGGTAAACTCTTGTACGGGTATGCCCATAGCACGCATTTCATAGATAAGTGGTGCACCGGACGCTTTTTTCTCAATAATTATGGAATCAGGTTCAAAATCTTCAACCTGTTGTAGAGCTTTGCGTTTGAGCGCTGGAAACTCCAACCTATCTCTGAATGCGTTAAGTAGTATTATATTCGCTTCTGTCTTTCCTGTGTCAGGGTCGTCTTGATAGAACACTCCCCACGTTGTACACGCGGAATAATCCGACCGAGTTGTCTTTTCAAACGCCGTATCCCATGCTTGGAGCACAAAATCACAGTGTGGAGGGTCTTCTTCATCCCATATTTGCCACCATTCACGCTTGACAATAGCTGAAACCTCTGAAGTAGGCGATTGCTGGTACTGAGCCATCCATTTTGAGCTAGGAAGCTCTTCTTTTAGCGCCGAAAGCTCCTTCATATCCCAAAATTCAGGCCAAAGTGGGTTCCCAGAGGGCAAAATAGCCGGAAATTCAATAACTTCCCACTCTTCACCGCCTCTTAGGTTGGCTGCTTTGATAACTTGCCCCGTTAAATCACGTTTTGACCACCTTGTCATCACTATGACGATAGCACCACCTGGTTGTAGTCGCTGTCGAGGGCCGGATGTGTACCATTCATACACCTTATCGTAGATATCGGGGTTAATATCGGCTAATGCCGCCTCTTGCTCTGAATGGGGGTCGTCAATAATGAGGAGATCCGCACCTTTACCAGTGACAGCACCTCCCACACCAATAGCAAAATAGTCTCCACCACTGTTAGTCGCCCACCTTCCAGCCGCTTTTGAATCTGATTGTAGGCCAACCCCCGGAAATAGTCTGCTATAGACCTCTTGATCAACAAGGTTACGTACCTTTCTACCGAACCCCACAGCTAACTCCGCCGTATGGGACGTTTGGATTACTTTTTTATGTGGATACTTCCCTAGGAACCAAGCGGGGAGCAGGTAAGAAGCAAATTCTGACTTAGTATGTCTAGGAGGCATATTAATTATAAGCCGTTTGCTCTTACCTGCTGCAACTCGCTCAAAGGCGGAAGCCATCTTCTCGTGATGCCTGCCACTTATGAATGTGGGCCAAACCTCGTTAACAAATGATAAAAACTTATTATGCGCTTGCTGCTTAGTCTTTAGCTCTTCAAGCTTAGAGAGTTCAGCAAGTAACTTCTCCTGCTCAGCCAATGAGAGCATCGGAAGTATCGAAGGGATATCCTTCAATGAGACATTATCAATCGCTTCTTTGGCTGTCGTCATCTATAGTTTCTACTTCTTTAACTGAAGCTACTCCCAACTCATCGTCGAGGTTTGTACCCAGAGGGGTTACGTCGATCACATCAGCGTTTAGTAGGCGTTTGACCCGCTCTTTAATAGCATTCTCAAGAGACTCAGGGGTTTTGTAGTTTATGGTTATCTCGGACTTTTGCGTGAATAACCCAATGTCACTATGCTTGCCGAGTAACTCCAATGCCTTTAACTCAAACTTAGTGTCACCACAATTGGCAATCTCCATAAGCTTGTTTGTTATTGCAGCACGCGCTTCACCTGCATCAAGTGCCAATTGGGCACCGTACGCCCTTAAGAAGGCTGCTGCCGCGAACGCCGTATTTGGTTGCGTGAGATTACTCTTTTTGCGTTCCGTGACAACCTGTTCCAGCAGTTTCTTTTCTTGTTCCGCTGTATCTTCATCCACCTCTAGTGTAGCACCAAGTTCATGTTGGAGTTCTACAGTATTACCAGCAACAGCTAGTTCGTCGAGGAATGTATTGGGCTTCTCATCTGAGGTATCAAATGGGATTTTGTGTTCTGTTGTAGGCTTTATCTTGACTGTTTGTGGTCTTGGCATTGAGCGGTTTGTGGCTCTAAGAGAACGATGACAAAAGAAGATATACTAAAACAAACTAAAACGCAACATGGGAGAAACTTATGGCTGAAGAAGAAAAAAAGTTTGAGTGCATTTACCTAGAGTGGAATGACGCAGTTGCCGAAGCAGAGTGGGCAGAGGTTGAAGAGGCCGAGTTATTTAAATGTAAGACCTTAGGTTTTGTAGTAGCAGAGAACGATGAAGCAATCTGTGTAGCCGCCGTAGTGTCCGAAGCTGATAAACAATCCAACGCCAAGATCCATATCCCGAAAGCATGGATCACATTAGAGAAACGATTAAAGATGTAACCAGGATAAAAAAAGGCCACCCGAAGAGAAGACTAGCTAGGGGCGGCCTAAGAGGATGACACAATCACAACGGGAATGATGTGTCTCGGTTTTTATTCTACTCTATCTGTTTGCGATGTACATGGTTACTTCAAATCCAAATCTCATCTCCGTGTACTCAGGTTTATTCCAGATCATGACCACCTCCTCTCTTTAATTAACTTTTGTTTCTTATACTCTTTAATCGCTCGTCGTCGGCAGTAGGCTATCCATAAGGACATAACACCCTCCTATTTAAAGTTAGGTGCGTTCCTTCGACCAATGTCTACTTCCGTCCCTGCTGGGATGAACGATTTAATAACTGTACCAGACTTTAATATTTAGTCCATCATATTTATCATTAAAAATCGCCTCGACAGTCATGGCCTCGTACTCCCTGTTTCTCCATTGGGTTAGCGTTTTTGAGTTTTGTTTACCGGCTTTTAACCATTGGCAATCGTGATATAGCTCATGCACTAATACTGGTGGTGTCAGCATATCGGGACGTACATAAACCACTCCATCCAAAAAGAATGTGTCGTTACTTGGCACTACTGGGGCTTCCGGTTCACAACCCAGCAAAGCTAGAAAGATGAGTACGGTATCCATTTACAAAATAATATACCACGAAAGAAAGTATTTAAAAAAGTGCAATAAGTCGGGTGGAAGGGTATTTAAAAAGTAAGGGGGGGTTTTCTGTGGTGCGAACTAGATGGATACTGGCTGGAAAAAATAGGGGGTGGGGGGCCAACGATTTGAATCCGGTATGGGGGGGTTTCTGAGATTACTGTATCTAACGAGCATATTACTAAGTAATAGGGGTAGGGACTTTGATTCTAGAATTT